GCCCCAGCCAGTTCTGCTATCAAAGCGTTTCTAGGTGCAAATCTGGGGGCAAAATGAAAATCATCACTCGGTGCGAGTTCTGTCGCAAGTTCGTGTTCTTCCGCTACTGGCACAAGAAGTGCCTCGATGATTGGGCAAACTGGAGGATATGATAATGGAATCCTCCACAAGGCTGAATCCAAGGCTGAGGACATGAAGCGTCACAGAGGTCGTAATCGGCACCATATCCTCCCAAGACGGCGTGGGGGTAATAGCCACAAAGAAAACCTCTTACTCATCGACGAGCGAGTCCACGTCTACTGGCACAAAGTCTTCGGACTGCGTACCATCGGGGAGGTGATAAAACTCCTCGAACGAATCGAGCGTGCCAAAAGACGGCAACGGTATACATGAGATTGGAACCGACCGTATGTGTCGTAATCCAGTAGCAGACGGGGGGACTGCTTAAACAACCCCCCACTTTTTAATAATATACCCTGTTGATAACAGGGTTGTTTTTTTTCTGATTTTGTGATAAACTTAATATATGATTAAAAAATATACTACTAAAGATAGTGGCAAGCGTCAGGATTATATCTCTGGAATGAGAAGAGATGTGCAAGATGGAAAGCCACGATATGACTTATGCGACAGAAAAATGATTAGAAGATGGGCAGAATTAATGGCTAGGGGTGCAGAGAAGTATGGAGAAGAAAATTGGAGACTAGCAGATTCAAAAGAAGAATTAAACAGATTTAAGGCTTCTTTTTTAAGGCACGCCTTCCAATGGATGAATAACGATAACGATGAAGACCATGCAGCTGCATGTATATTTAATTTAGCTGCTGCAGAAACTGTTAAAATAAAAATAAATGAAAAATAATTATATTAGATTTAAAGTGTATCCAGTTAAGGGTTCTAAAGAATATTATAACATTTTAATATTTAAAAATAGAAAGTATATGGAGTCTTTCTCAAAAGAAATATTAAATAGTAATGTTTCTTATAAATATGACGCCGCAACACATTCATATCAGTCATACAAATTAGTAAAGGGGGAAAAGATTCAACAACCCAATATAGGATGTATTATATTTTATGAAGGCGGCTTTGGTTATGGCATCGTTTCTCACGAAATAGCACATGCTATTAATTACTTATTCTTGAGATATAAAATAAAATTTGATATTGGCGGCAAAAGGGATAAGAACTGGATAGAAAAAGATGAGGCATATGCGATGAGTTTAGGGTATATGGTAAAACAGTTTTGGGATAAGTATAATAAGACAGTTGGTAAAAAAAAATTATATGAAAGATATTAAAACAAAAGTAGCTATAAAAAAAATAACTCCTGAATTTATAAGAAATCAATTAAAAGAATTATTTTTTAATACCAAGGATAAAAAAATAAGAGATAAGGTAACAAAACTATTATCGAAAGGTTGTATATGTTAATAAATAAATTCTGTCACCTACATCTTCATACTCACTACTCACTTCTTGACGGCTTAACAAAGCCTTCTTTGTTAATGAAAAGATTGAATGAATTAGGAATGGATAGTGTCGCCATCACAGATCATGGTAATATGCATGGTGCTGTAGAATTTTATAAAGAAGCGAAAGCAAATGGTATTAAACCAATTATTGGTTGTGAGGTTTATATTTGTAATGATAGAACAAAGAAAACACTAATCAATAACGAGATACACCATCTTACCCTATTGTGTATGAATCATGTTGGTTATAAGAATCTTATACAGTTAGTTAGTCAATCAAATTTAGATGGTTTCTATTATAAACCACGTATAGACTTTGAACTCCTCAAAAAATATAATGAAGGATTGATATGTTTATCTGGGTGTCTTGGTGGAGAGTTATCTCAATTGATATTGCAAAATAAGAAAAAAGAAGCGCTTGCTTTATCTAATAAATATTTAGAATTATTTGGAGACAGATATTATATAGAGCTACAGGTTCATCCAAGAAATATAGATCAGGGGAAGGTAACACCTTTATTAATAAGACTTGCTAAAAAAATAAATATTCCAGTTGTGGCTACTGGTGATTCGCACTACCTATGTAAAGAAGACTCTGATACTCATGATGTTTTATTGGCGGTTAATACTGGCACCAATCTTGATGACAAAAATAGGTTTTCACTAAAAGATAGTGATATTTATGTTTCTTCACCAGATGAGATGGCTAAAAAGTTCGAAGATATACCAGAGGCGATTATAAATACACAAGTAATAGCGAATAGGTGCAATCTAGAGATAGAGCTAAATAAAATTAAGTTGCCAGCTTTTGAAGTCCCAAAAGGATACACGCCCGATACATATATTAGATTATTATGTCAAGATGGTCTAAAGAACATAAAATATGATGATAGTCAAGAGTATAAGAATAGGTTAGAGTATGAATTAGACGTGATACAAAGAACAGGATTTGCAACATATCTTTTAATTGTAGAAGATATGATTAGTTGGGCTAAGAACAATAATATAGCAGTAGGCCCAGGTCGTGGTTCGGCCGCCGGTAGTTTAATATGTTACTGTTTGGGTATAACCGATGTAGACCCAATACAATACGGTTTATTATTTGAAAGATTTTTGAATCCAGAAAGAATAGCACCACCAGATATTGATATGGATTTTGAAGATACTAGGCGCTCAGAAGTTATTGATTATGTTACAAATAAATATGGTAAAGATCATGTGGCCCAAATTGCTACATTTGGAACTATGTTTGCACGTTCTAGCATAAGAGATGCTGGCAGAGCCATGGGTTATGATCTCGGTATCTGTGATAAGATTGCTAAGATGATTCCATTTATGCAATCTTTGGGTGACGCCCTGGAAGGTTCTAAAGAATTACAAATAGAATATCGCAATCCAGAATCTAGAAGATTGATAGATATGGCTATTAAATTAGAAGGAGTAGTGAGACACGTTGGCACACACGCTTGTGGAATAGTCATATCAGACAAACCAATTACTGATTATATGCCAGTTATGTTATCTAAAGAAGGAAATATAACCGCACAGTATGACATGAATATAATTGGAGATTTAGGATTATTAAAGATGGATTTTCTTGGTCTAAGAAACTTATCGGTTATATCTAATACTCAAAATCTAATAAAAGAAGATTTGGGCGAAGATATTGATGTAACAAAGGTCCCATTAGGTGATAAAAATACATTTAAATTATTGCAAATGGCCAAGACTACATCAGTATTCCAATTAGAGTCTGGTGGTATGAAAAAATATCTTAAAGATTTAAAACCCACCAATATAGACGATATAACTGCTATGGTATCTTTGTATAGACCAGGACCTATGGAACTTATCCCAGAATATATAAGTCGTAAATATAATAGAAGCCCAATAACATATTTACATCCATCATTAGAACCAGTATTAAAAGATACTTATGGTATTATGATATATCAAGAGCAGCTTATAAAAGCTGTCCAGGTTCTTGCTGGTTTTAGTTTGGCTGAGGCTGATGTTTTAAGAAAAGCTGTAGGTAAGAAAATAAAAAAACTTTTAGATGAACAAGAGGGAAAATTTAAAGAAGGTTGTAAGAATAATAATATATCAGATTATATTGCTAATGATTTTTGGGATTTAATTGAACCTTTCAATAGATATGGTTTTAATAAGTGCTTAAAGTCTGATACAAAAGTTGATATAATAGGTATAGGGGGAATAAATATTAAAGACGTAAAACCTGGCAGCTTGGTGTGGTGTGTTGAGGATGGAGAGAGAGTAGAAGCTGAAGTGGTTGCTCTTCATGATAATGGAGTAGTAGATATGGTAGAGATAGAATTTGATGGTGGCATAAAAGAAACATGCAGTCTTAATCATAAGTGGCTTACTAATGAGGGTAAAAAAACTACAAAAGAAATTATTGAACAAAACCTCTCGGTGTGGTTTGACGCTACAAAACAATTGGCAGATGAAGTTCCCAAAAACTGGAATATTTATAGGAGAATCATACGAGCAACTCCAATTGGTCCACAAAGAGCGTTTGACCTTGAGGTCTCTAGTACAAGTCATAACTTTATATTAAGCTCTGGACTTTGTACATCTAATAGTCATGCGGTATGTTATGCGATGATTGGATACTATACAGCTTATCTTAAAGCGAACTATCCATTACAATTTATGACTGCAGAATTAAATTCTGGCGGAGACATAGAACGTATAAAGGAGCTTATGGCGGAGTTAAAAGATATGGGAATAAAAGTATCGCCACCAAACATAAATGATTCAGAGGCTAACTTCTCTAGCAATAAAAATATTATACACTTTGGTTTGTCGTCTGTCAAAGGTATGAATACAAAAGTTATAGATGCTATTATTGTAGAAAGAAATAATGGTAGGTTTAAATCTTTATCTGATTTTTTAATAAGAATTGGCAGTAACTTAAATAAGAAAGTTGTAAGTTTATTATCCCAATCTGGTGCCGTAGATGATTGGGGAAACAGGGCTGATATAAATATAATGACAGATTCTATAGTTGCTTATGGTAAGACAAATATATCTGATACATTACCACCATTTTTTATGCCAACAATACCACCGCCAACTATAGGGCAGAAGTTATCTTGGGAAAAAGAGTTATTGGGGATGTATGTTTCTGCCAATCCTGCTAGAAATTATTATGACACAATAAAACAAAGGGGTACAGTAGATATAGATGAACTTGGGGATTTGATTGGTAAGAAAGTAAAAATTGGTGGCATAATTACGCACTTCAAAAAGAAAGTCATAAAGAATAAGCGAGTTATGTATATTATGAAACTTATGGATATAACTGGTGAACTAGAAGTTGCCATATTCAGCGGTGTTTATGATAAATATTCTGAAGTATTAAAAGAAAATAATGTTATAATTATATTTGGTAGTGTTCAGGAGTATAATAATAGTGTTAAAATTAGTCCAATGACCATTGTTAAGATAGATTCTCTCACTTGATGTTTTGGTAGAATTCTGGTATACTGTATATAAAGTATATGGCAGAAACAGAAGAAAAAATAGCTGATAATATAGAGGAGAATCCTGGTGAGAAAGCTAGAAAAATATTCACTAAAGAAAATCCCCATCCAACTGGGGCTTATTGGGATCAAGAACTTGGTAAATGGAAAGGATATAAGGCCACAAAAGGATTAAAACCACCATGGGATCCGTATTCTTATAAACATAAGAGGAATAAAGTAACTATAAACGAAAAGAAGTTTCTTATGGTTTTATCACAAACTGGTAGTTTATCAGAAGCTTTCAAGGCTACATATAAATACACTCAATATCCAGATAAGCGTATAGAAAACGGTAGAGTCAGGGCACTAGCTGACCAAATATTAAAGAGAATAAAAAATAAGGCCCCAGAACTTGTGGCGGCCTTTACATTTGAAGACATAACTCCAGACTTTGTCAAGAGAGAATTTCTTAAACTGTATGGTCACGAACATGCTACTATTGGTGAAAAGACAAGACTTCTTGAATTGATGGGTAAAACTCAGGCCATGTTTACAGATAAAATCATATCTGATACTAAAATACGAGAAGTTATACAGCCTATATATTCAGAAACTAGTGAAGATTTCCCCGACATGAAGGATCAAAGAGTAGGTAGGCTAGACCTAGAGGAAATACCAATAGCATAATGGCAATAAAATTAAACCTAGCAGCATTAAAGTCTAAAATAGAATTCGATCCAACCCCAGTTCAAAGAACAATACTAGAAGGGATGGGTCGTTTTACTATTGTGGCTAGTGCCAAGAGGTTGGGAAAAACTACTCTTTCCGCATATCTCGCCATGAAAGAAATGTTTATGCCTAGACACGTGGTATGGATAGTTGGCCCAAACTATGAATTAGCATCACGTGTGTGGGATTACATAGATGAATGGATAGATAGATATTTCGAAGGTGATCAGGGGCCATTTCGTGTCAATAGACATGATCGTGTGATTGAGAATATAACTACTGGCGCAAAACTTTGGATGAAAACCGGGGAGAATCCTACGAGTCTTTTAGGTAAAGGACTAGATCTCGTAGTGATTGATGAGGCTGCCCGTATTGATCAAGGTGTCTGGGATGGATATATTAGACCAAATTTAATGGATAGAAAAGGTAGGGCAATTTTAATTTCTAACCCATTCGGTTTTAACTGGTTTTAT